AAATATATGTTTTGGAACACGATAGGTAAACCCATCTTTATATTTTTTGGTAGTTACTTTTCTAGCGAATGGATGAAAATTTAATCCACTCACATGCAAATCATAAATTTTTTTGGTTTTTTTGTTTTGGTTTTTTGAAATATTTTGATTCCATATTGGATCAATTAAAATATTATCATTTGCTTGCAATTCGCCAAGAGGGATATATCCACGTTCTGTCAATATAGGATGGCATGCAGTGCCCTTTAATTTGTATCCTGAATTTAATTCTATTTCATACACTTCTTTTTTTCCAGAATATACAATATCTATTATTGATTGAGACCCTAGATTTTCATCTAATAGTGATCGAATTTTAGGCAATCCGCCTTTCCAAAGTATACCGTGACTGTGATGTCCTCGTAAGCATTTACTACGGTTATCTATGAGTTTTTCTCCACATCCACATCCGCAATAGCCATCGGGAATTTGCATGTGATTTCCGTGTGTTTTGCAATAAGCTTTGAATAATGTCATTTTACCGCCATTACCTTTGCGGTTTAGCATTATTTCAGTATCACCTGTCAAGCATCCAGTCGGAGCATTGCAAACAATAAATTTCTCATTGTTTGCAATGGCCTTTTCAATCTCGGTGATGATTTTTGCCTGATGTGTCGAAGGGGTGTAACCTTCCGGGAAGTCGAGTATCATTTGTGCCATCGCCCGATGGTAGCGCACCCATTCTCGAAGTCAAGAGGAAATGGCAACCATGTAAACATAGTTGTTGTGCAGCTTGGAGGCATTCGTTTTGTCAAATCCTAGCATTTTGAAGTAGTTGTCGTCCTTGACAGAACAGAATGAACTCAGACAATAATCGAAAATATACCCATTCTGAATCTTGGTCAGCTTGTATGGATATGGCATTTCGTATTCTCGCTGCTCATCACCAGTAGAAAGTTTAAATTTTATAAAGAATTGTTTAGTATTGAAAACATCAACTCTTCCACTTCTAATTGTTTTATTGTCAATTGTAAATTTGACGGTTTTTAACACTATATTTTTTAATTCTTGTTCAATATCAGTCATTGTATTCATTATCCATGAAATGTTGCTTATCTTGCGGAGATGCTGGTAGAAGAACTTCGTCAAAATATTTCCAAAATGTATCGTCGTCTGGTAATTGATTGACTAAAAAACAAGCATCCATTGAAATGTTTCGATATTCTTGCATGATGATATCATAGGCAACAACAACATTATGTTTTACTCGATCTATTTTAAAAGCTGCTTGTCTTTTACCCGGCGTTACGTTATCGTAATTTAAAGAAATTCTTCCATTTGGAGAGAGTAAGATATTTTTAGAGTTGGTGCATAGCATACGGCGCGTTAAAGGTCTTCCTTTTGCTCTTTCCGGTCTGCGCCTAACGAACATAATCTCACAAACATTATTCATTGTAAGACGTTCTAATTCAACTCTGTTTATCTTCCTCACGTAAATTATTTATCGATATTTGGATTCACTTTGCAAATTCCGAAAATGCGCTGTTCGTTGATCAGCAGACCATTTTTAACTTTGCCGTGATCATCAACTTCAAGATTTGAAATTGGAATTCCCATGTTGTTTGGGAACACGATGATCTGTCCTTTTTTAACTTGACGCACAGTCGGTCCTGTGAGGATCACAGTGCCCTTACGCCATGCGTTGTGGACTTGGTTAATCGGAACTGCAATACCTCCGCGTAGGATGTATTCTGCGCCTTCTTCGCCACCGTGTAGGTCACAGTATTCAATCAGAATTGCATCATCCAAAAGTTCCGATAAAACATAATCATCCATTCCGAAATCGGTAGGAAGAGTCTTATCAGAAAGATTGATGTGTGATTTTTGTGGTGCTAGAATATCTATCGATTGTGTCATTAACAAATTTAGTTAGATATCTAAATTTGTCAACATTTTCATTTCTCGCCTAGATGAAAATTCTGGAACATTCTTAACAATATCAAACTTTTCCTTTTTCAACTTCTTAACATAGTTGATCTTCTTCTTTTTTAGAGTTGGAACAACATGTTCATAAAATCTGAAAAGCTCATCATCCGTCTTGAATAATCCTGAATATTTGTTCAGGGTATTATTAGCGTAATCAACATACTCAGAATTTCCATAAAATGAGAGATACCTACACACCATGTATGGAGCGAAATTTTCCAATTCCTCGGGGTCGATTTCTTTAGCTGGTTTTTCAAAGAGAATGTGGTTGATTGATTTAAACATCGTGTTTTATAATTTTTTCGTGGTAAATGTCAATAGAATCTCTACCGTTTGGTGAATGCCTCAATACGCCCATTTATTAGCATCGCCAAGGATTTCATCCGAGTCTGACCACCATTCATCCCATTGGGCATTTGTCGCAACGTCCCAATCTGGAATGGCGGCAGCTGCGTCTTTACCTGTTAGCGAGACAGGCAACCATTTAATTCGGTTATTTGGGTAGATTGCGATCTGTCCGTTTTCGAGGCGAATAACATTTCCTTCTTTATGCTCCTCAAGTAGCTCAGAGTCACCAACATCAAGGATGCCCTGCGCTTGCCCTTCAGGTAAAAAGTCCAACGTGAACCAATAGTGCCCAGCAATTGGTTTTGAACCTTTGCCGAGATTGATCAGCACAGGAACGTCGTTCAGTTGGTCTTTGCGCCATGCTTCGATTGATCCCGATAGACACTCCCACATCTGTATTTTGTGAAGTGGTAACGCTTGGTGGTCGTCCTCTGGTTCATACCAATATAGGCAATGGGGCGGCACTTTGTCAAAACAGGCGGCGTATTTCTCCACCCACACCTGAAAACATAGCGGGCGATTTCGCATTGCTCGAACTGATACGAGCCATGCTGGTTCATAACGGTCAGCGGAACCTCCAAACGCATCGCAGCGGACGAAGATTTTTGTTTTGGGACAATTCACGTTTCTCATAAAATTAAAAATATTAACAAGCAGAAGCTGGTCGAATTTCTTCTTCATGGAAGAAGATACCAGAGTCAATTAGGATGTCAAGACGTAAATGCAATTATCAAAAATTTGGATGCTTCTGATTTTTTTATGGCATTCGTCTTCTAATAGATCTCTTCAGTTCTAGGACAACCACACTCTTATTCACCATTTTACCTTTTTGAAGAAACTAATATTTAAACATCGGGTAAGTGGGATATGTCGATCTTAGCAAGCTCCGTGTGTTTTACAAGAAGATTTTCGTTTTTTTTCTTGTGGATGCGGTCGAGCGTTTTGAAATTTTCATATTGTTCGAAATCTGGTTCTATGTAATATTTTTTACCAACCAAATTTAGTTGCTGTAATTGTTTGAATGCTTTTTCTTCAATTGAAGAATCAGCTTCATACGAAAGATGATAATTGACGCCGCCCCAATTGTATACATACGATATATTCAATTCATCTCTCTCCACCAATTTGTTTGTTATTTTGTTGTAGAATTCTTGATCTTCTGCGATGTTTTGATCGTGAGCGTATCCATTGTTTAAAAACCAATCCTTTCTTGTGCATGAAATGGTGTTTGGAGGTGAATGCTTTATGAAGAATTGATCACCATATATGGTATATGCCGCTTCATTTCGATAAAGACCAATCTTGGGATTTTCTAAATGCTTTTTTACATGCAGTTCTATATGATTTGGAAGATACACATCATCGTCATCGCATGTTAAAAATACGTCATGATAACCCAGCCCAATCGCTAGATTCTTTTTCTGTGGAACTAGAATTTTCTTATTCAAATTGATGCATACAACACCGGGTTGTTCGCATACAAGTTCAACATTCTTATCATCGTTGATGATTACAAGTTCTTTGTCGTCATAAGTTTGACTTAAGAAACCAGCGACCATTCTGTTGAGAAATGGTATTCTTGCATAAGTGGGACATACAAAAAGAGCTTTCATTACATTGTTTCTATATTTCCATCACCCCTATTGACAGTAATTCCGAATGGAAATAACTCACATGATTCGACAATATTTTCAAGTTGCAGATTTCTATATGATATCATTTCACCAAATCCTTCTTGAG